AATCCACTTGTAGTTACAGAGCGACTAACGCTTTGCACTATTATCCTTTCTCTTAATTTACCAATCTCTTCTTTTTTGTTGTATCTCATTAGAATAGTTGTACACGATATTGATCAAGTAAATACTCTGATGCCGTTGGTAATTTCTTTATATAATCTTCTCTGTTATCATAACCATCTGCTACCATCATTAAAACTGCTTGTCTTATCTGCATTGGTACGCCAGATGGCTCTGTGCCATATCCTGCCGTGTAGGTAATTGTCACATCATTTATATTACCGTAAAGTGTAGGCCATGTCTTGCCGTAACCAAGAGATAATCTGCCAGGCTTTAAAAAAGTATCTACAACATAATTACCAGAATCATAAGTCTGTAAGCTATTTACACCATCTTGATATTGAAATGATGAAACGGCAATTACAGGAGAAACAGATAAGTAAATAGTAGGATTATTAAGCCTATCTAACTTCTCTGTTATAGTTTGTGTAATTAATGCTTGGTTAAGGTAACGCTCTGCAACTTCACGAGCTGACTGCAATAAAGTAGTAATCAAAGTATCATCGGCAGATGTATCTACTTTCAAATAATTCTTTACTTCATTTAATGTCCAAACTTCTTTAGCAGGTGCCGTTGTTACTTTCCAAGCCATGTCTATATTTTTAATAAGGGATAGAGATTTCTCCCTATCCCTTCACTATCCCCTATTATTTACAGATTCTTCAAGTGCTTGATTGCAGCAGTCTGTATCAACTTGCCATCAAATCTTGCATACATTAAGAAGCCAAGCTCCATCTCATCCATAAACCTCTCACGCAATGGCACAAGCACATTGTTAGCCACCTGGCGAATGATGTACTTAGACCAATCTCCAAAGTAAATAATCTTAGCATCAGCAGCCTGTGCAGATGGAAGATCATTGTTTACAAAGAAGTTGTATCCTAACAATCTATCTGGTGTTCCTTCACGAAGTGATGGTTGGAACAAAGTAGTGTTGTTAGTGTCCAAATTCAACTTTCTAACTGCGCTCAAAATCTGATCGTGCATCATAAATGCAGCAGATGGTGAATTTCTGTAAGCAATGTCAACAGAGTGAACAAGCTCAACCAAGTTAGCAGCTGTAAAGGCACCGGTAGAAGCAGATTCAACACCGGAAGGTGCAGCATCTTTAAATCCAGTTGGTTTGCCTGTACCATCACCAGTTGTAAATGCAGTGTTTAAGCCACGACCTAAACGCTCACCTAACATTATTGGTAGCTCTGTATTCAATAAACCAAACTCGTCATTTGCCCATTCAACAGATACTTTTACAAGTGTGTTTAAAACGTGAGCTCCAAAAGTCTCTCTTGTGAAAGTCATGTCCTGTACAGTCACCGCTCCTCCTTCTGTATGCCATGAGCCAGCAGTAGCTGTATCATTTACCTTTGGCCAGTACAAAGTACCTGCCTGTGGAGTAGTGATTATACGAGAAACATTAAGCATTGGGCCGTAGTAAGCCATTGTCTTCTCCAACTCATAAGAGAATTGGTAAGGAATAACATAACCACCGGCAAGACCAGTCTCCGCAGTAGTGATGGTAGCAGTGCCACGCATCTCTCTAAGCATTGATTGCTCATTGCTTGTTAAGTCACGCTTTGCAAGTGCTTTCATGAACGCTGTATGATACTCTGGTGATTTTACAATCTCCCTTGCATCTCTTGGCATTGCATTAATAGTCTGCTCCACAGGATTAACACCTCTTTCTTCTGCGTTAATCTCATTCCATCTTTCAAGACGTGAAATCTGGTCTGTATAATTTTTAAAGTTAGCGTCAGCGGAGTCCCATTGTGCCAATTCCTCGGCATTCATTAGACGACCTTCGCCAGCTGCTCTCTTCTGCAAGTCTTCCATTATCGCGTAATCGGAAGCCCGCTTCTCTCTCAATAATTTAGAGTTCATTATTTTGTTTTTAAATTTAATAAGTGCAGGGCATTCCTGCGTAATTCATTCTGTATATTAATCTCTGATTTAACAGATATATCAATTATTGTTTGCAAATCTTTGTCTATTTCTTTTGTAGCATCGTAACTTCTTTTAGCTACCATTGTATCCGGATTAGCAGGATATGTTACCGGTGAAACATCATACACTTTTTTAATAGAGCGAATAACTCTTTTAGGTTTCATTCCTGATCTCTCTTGCCAGTCTTCTGCCTCTACGGTAAAGGCAAAGCTACTTTGATACACATCACCACGTTTAACCATCTCCAAGAGATCATTACCTAATGTAGTATTTGGTGCCTCAAATTCATATTCCATCGCATTGCCAGTGACATTTAGCTTTAATGTGCCAGATGATGTTCTTGCCAATACCATATTCATATCATGGTTAAATAATGCTACAACATCTTTCATGTCTGCCTCATTCAATGACTCTGGAGACATTTCCTCATCATACCATCCCATGTCATAGGAGGAGTTAAACACTGTCGCAGTACCAAAAATAGTACGGCTTTCCGGTTTAGCTCTTAGTTCAAAATTTATGCTTCTCTTTTCCATATATTTTAATCGTTAGTATCGTTACTATCGTCGTTTATGTCAATCACATCTTCACCTTGCTCATGTGCAATGCCTTCGGAGGATGGCTCTGTTTTAATATTAGATGCTAAAGGCAATTCATAACTATCACCACCTTCATAAGGATTCATATTTTCTTTAATCCTAATTTCATTAGGTGACATTGCTAAAACATTACGCATAGTAGTGTAATAAGATGATCTTGCCGCTATATCACCACGCAATAATCCATCAAGATTAAATCTTGTGCAATACTGGTACTTCTCTGCCTCAAAAAATATCTTCTTATTAAATTCTGCCTCTATTGTTTCGCATAATGGCATAATTGTATAGTTCACAAACATTTGGCTCAACTGTTCCATGTTGCCAAAGGTTGCTTTGTCCATATCTTCCAATAAAACACCAGGAACACCTGTTATCCTTGCAATGTCGGAAATGGTAGCTTTCTTCGTTTCGTTAAATGCTGCATCAGAGGGATTTAAACCTACTTTTTGGAAATCCATTCCTTCCTCTAAAATAGCTGTACCTCCAGCGTTTTGACTTCCACCAAAAGCACGATTAAAACTACCTTTTAATCTATCGTATGCCTCATTAGTCAATCTACCAGGATGCTTTAATACACCGTTAAGATGCGCACCATTTTTGTAAAAGTTAGCACCGTAATTTCTATTGGCTAAAGCTAACCCAAAATTGTCACGGTGAACGTCTGGCACTAACAACGCTTTAACTCCATCCCATGCAAGATTAGGTATATAGATGATATTATCACCTCTATATGTCTTGTTGTTTTCTTTATTTTTAAATACAAGTTCATTCCTACTGTTATATCCTATCTCCATTTTGGTAGGATTAAGAATAGTAAGGCTGTTTATTCTTGTAGTTATGCTATTCCTATTGATCGCTGCGTAAAATGCACCATGTGCCAGGTAGTGCAGTACCATAGTTTTATAAAAAGTGTGGGAAGTGTATAACTCCGATGGCTCTCTTGAAATTACTTTATAGTTAGGATGTTCTGTTGCTATCCTTGTACCACCATTATCTAACTTTTCAATTACATCAAAAGGTATAGATGCTACTACACCTCCAAGGATTTGTGTTGCTCTGTAAAAAGCAGGAAGTCCTATAATTGCGTATTCATCCACTGCCACACCTGCGGCACTGCCACGCTGAAACAATGCACCTAAAGTGTCACCGTTTATAGGTGTAGATGGATTTTCTATCGAACCTCGTTTCGTAGAAAAAAAAGACCGCATGGTGTCGAGTATTGCCATGCGGTAAAAATAAACAAAATCAGTATGAAATCAACAACTTTTAGTAACAAGCTAAATGAACCTAATGTCCATGTATGTTTTCTTTGCCTTTCTAAAGGAGTTATAGGTACTATATTTCTCATTAAGTCCTAACTCCTCCCTTTCTTCTTCTAACTTCCTCCAGGCATCCTCATGCCTTGGACAATCGCCTACAAGTTCATAAAATCTGTGAAAATAACCGCTTGTGCAATTAATCTGCCTGACTTGTTGAGCGTACTCATGTTTCTTCATTAAAATCTCCATAATTGACATTTTTAGCTTTTCAATTAGGTACATTATAACATTAATAATCCTTGTTCACGTTCACCAGATGTGTAAATGGTTGGTCTATCTTCTACCATAATTTGAGCATAAGCCATAACCATGGCCACCGGCCCATCTACTTTCTCTGTTGACTTAGCTTTATCTATTTTTATATTTCCAGCAGGATCAAATCTAAGCATTACATTTGTCATCATCCATTCCATGACTGGATTTCCATCATGCGTAATTTCATTAGATAAAAACATCTTTTCTATTTCTTTTGTTGGTGCAGACATCGAAATAAAGCCTTGTCCAAATGGTTTCATATTTGCACCATCATTTGTGAGCTGTATAACAAGTTGACTTGCATTCCATCTATCAAACGCTATACACTCTATTTTATATTTTGTTGTTAACTCAATAACTTTAGCTTTAATAAAGTCATAGTCGGTAACATTGCCTTCAGTCATAATAATATCACCATCCTGTGCCCATTGGACATAAGGAACACCATCGGATAAGGATCGCTCCCTTACGTTATCCTCTGGGCAAAAGAAATACGACTTTATATGTGGCTTATCAAGTCCTTGTTGCACAGGAAAACAAAGCACTAAAGCCGCAATGTCACGAGTGGAAGCAAGGTCAAGGCCTGCAAAGCATTTTTTATTATACAGAATATCATCATCTACTTTTAGCCTTGTTTGTTCAATATAACTATTAGATATCCAAACACTGGAGGTAGTTGTCCATACGTTTAGATTCTTTGTCATGAATTGTATTTGTTTAGCAGCTCCTTCGTTCAATGCCTTTTGATACTGATCATCCATATAGCTGATATAAGGAGTAACTCCCAGGTTAGGATTGCTTTTTGTCCAATTCTTTTTATCCTGCCAATCGTCACCTTCATCCAGGCAAAAGAGCAAAGGGAAAACGCTATTATCTACTTTCCTCTTCTCCAAAATATCCACCATTACTTTCCGAAATTGGTAACATGGTGATTCACGGTTAAAGCCAGCAGTAGTTGTAATTAAGAGCAATGGCTGTGAGCGTGAACCCATACCAGTTTCCATAACTTGTTCCACGTCACTTGTTTTATGAGAATGGTATTCATCAATACCTGCATAGTGCGGATTTAATCCATCCAATGTGTCTGCCTCCGATGCAACTGCCTCAAATTTAGAATTTGTGGATGGTACATTGCAGTTATACTTTAAAACATTGACTAACTTGTTAAAAGTGCGTGAATCTGCCTTTAATGATTTAAGCATAACCTTTGCTGTATCAAATGCTATCCTTGCCTGATCTCTGGTAGTTGCAGCTGTGTAAACTTCCGCTCCAGTTTCATTGTCACAAAGGAAACAGTACACCGCAATGGCAGCTGCTAACTCTGTTTTACCATTCTTCCTTGCTATTTCAAGGTATGCCTTGCGAAAGCGTCTGCCTCCATCTTTTCTCTGCCACCCAAACAGTACTTTTATAAAAAACTCCTGGAAAGGTTGAATGTTAAACCTTTGACCAGCAAATTCTCCTTTGGTATGCCGGAGGGCAGAGATAAAGTTAAATGCTCTGGTAGCGTATGCCTCGGAGTAAGTATATTCCCAATCTTTATTTTTTAAATCATTCAGATGCCGTTCAACTGCTAACCTTGCATAGTTGCCTAACAATAACTTCCCCGAAACAACATCCTCAATAAATTTCATTATATAAGTTCTAATTTTAATTGTGCAATGTGCGCCTTGTATCTTATTTCCTGCGCTTCGAAATATTCTGCATCCAATTCAAAAGCCGTAAAATCGTAACCCATTTCATAGGCTGCAATGCGGCTGCTTCCACTTCCCAAATGTGTATCAAGTATTTTATCGCCTTGGTTTGCGTAGTTGTGCAGAAGCCATTTGTATAATTGTGGTGGCTTTTGAGTGGGGTGGAACTTTTCGCTTTTATTTAAATATGCAGAGTATCTAAAAATTTTATTAGAACCATTGAATGAAGTCCAAGCAAATTCACAATCTGAAAATGATAATCCTGCAGGAATTTCTTTATCCCAGATAATAAATTTATTACACTTACCTAAATTAAAATAATTACCTCCCCAGATAATTTGATTTTTAGATACTCTAAACAATTCTATAAAATATTCATTTGATGGTATTTCATTATCCCAATTTTTTGACTTCCATTTTCTGTTTTTTGCTTTTGATGCTTTAGGTGTATTTCCTAATCCCATATTCATATTAGCTAAATCTATCCCATACGGAGGGTCAACAATCGCCAAATCAAAATATTTATCAGGATACCTTGACATGCCTTCCATGCAATCCTCGTTTGTAACCTCGCTTATAAATTTATTCATTTATCTTTTTTACTTTTTACAGTCAATCCAAAAATACTATTTAGTAAAACTGCAAATGCCATCAAGCCCCATGCCTCAACATAGTCAATGTATGGCAGATTAAATATATTAGGGATAAGCCAGTTCCACATAATGTACACTGGCACCGAGATAAGTGCCAGAGCAACGGCAGAGGCAAGGATGGAGATGGCAATTTCTTTAATTTGATCCATTATTAGTTCATTTTAAGAAGTTTAGCGATTTCATCCTCCTCATCACCACTTCCATCCTGGAAATACTCTAAAGTTAGCCTTGACTTCGGATCAAGACCTAAAGTCTTGCTTAATTCAAGAAAAAGTTCAAATCCTTGCTTAAATGCAGTCCATTCTGCACTTACCTGCCTTGCACCATTAGGATGCACCATAACTGCACCATCCTTGCTCAATATCTCGGCATTGTGCAATAAATGACCTATGGCCCGTGCTGCGATTGAAAGGTAAATCTCATCAACTTGCTTTCCAGCCTTGTGAAGGTGGAGGTGTTCACGGATTCTGTTGTAAATTCTTTGCTCACCTGCGTCAAGGTTAAACATAGGCTCACCGATTTCACCGGGAGTGAATGTCTTAACGCGTGATTTCTCCAAGGTGCCCTGGAGTAGTTTTGTTTTTATGCTCTTTTGTGCCATGTTATCAATGTTTTATGTCTGTGATGCAAACCCCCCTTTTAGGTCTGCGTTGATGTCTTCCTTTCA